AGTTGATAAACTAACACGATCAAAATGTAGGAAACCACGTGGTGCATCTGTAAGAACAAAAAATGCATCTGTATCAGTTAAGAAATCATTAACTGCATACCCTTGTGGTAGCATACCCATTGATTTAATTGCGTTAGTATCGTTATCAGCTGTTCCTACACGTAAAGAAGTTGCCATAATTCTTTCTGCAACAAACTGTAATTGTCTAGGAATAATCAACTTTTGACCTCTTAAAGCTACAATAAGACCACGCTCATCAACAAAACCAGCAATCTTAATTAAAGCATCTTCAAGAGATGTTTCATTAAGGTCTGCTGCTGTTGAAGGTTCGTTAGCAAATGTATTTCCAGTTGTTAATACATGTGCTGTTGAACAAAGCTCTAGTCCATCACCGCCTGTAACAGAACTATCAAAAGCATTATTTAACACAGCCGCAGCTTTTACTTGCTTAGTATGTGCCATTGAACGTGCCAAAGCTTTTGTGTATCTTGAAGAAAGCCTGTCATAGAGATTGTCCTCTACAGCTTCCTCTGTAATACTAAATGCTAAAGCAATAGTCTCATGGTTATACCTTGCAGTATAAGCTTCGTTTGCATCATCAAACGCAACTCCAGTACCTTCCGATTTAGTCGGTGCAGCACCAAAGCCTGATAACATAACTTCTTCTTCAAAAGCTCGGTCTGATGATTCAGTTGTAAAAACTTCAGAATGCTGGTTTTCATACCTAGCATACTCCATTCCAAAAAGAGCATTAAGACCTGGCTCTAGCTCTTTCGCAAGTTGTGCTCTACTTATCGCCATAATTAATCTCCTTTAAGAAATAGCAGCATCTGAGTCTCCAGTAGAACTGAAGAAGATGTGATTGTTAATTTTAACGATATAACTGACACCTGCCGCAGTATGATCTGCATTAGTTGGATCTTCATGTATACCTAGTATCATTAATGCATTTGATGGATCACTATCTGCTGCTTCTGAAATATCAATTTGAGCAGTTGAAATACCAGTAGTGGTACTTCCAGCAGCACCATTAGCTAAATCACAAACTTTAAAAATGTCTGCTTTTGCCGTTGCTCTGCTTGTATTTGTTCCATCAGATGCAATGATAAATCTTTGCATAGGATTGTCATACACAAAACCTTTTATATCGTGGTTAGTGTCTGCTGACCCAGAACCAGGCCAGTAGTTAGAAAATTTTAATTTCTTTGAAGTGTTGTCAACGTATTCACAACCAGCAAAAACACCTAAATATTGTTTTGTATCACCAGATGCAGAACCTATTGCTATAGTTCCACCGGTTAACTCAACAACAACAGGTGAGCCTTGGTAAATAGCTGAAGCATCACTTTTTATAAAATACTGATTAACGCCATCGGCTGTAGTGCCTCCAAAACCGTTAATCGGTTTTAAGCCAAATTTTAAACTTGCATTTGCCATAAAAACCTTCTCCTTTATTAAAAGTTAATGTTTACTTGTCAGGCTTACGCCCTCCAAAACTTACTTGACTTTGCCTTTCCTTTTGGATTGGCATTGAAGGATGTGACTCCTTCATCAAGTTATCATCTACAGCCGTCATCTGGTTGCGGGTCCGATCCCGGTAATATTCGGTTCTCTCCAGTGCCGTCTCTTCAGGTATCCTAGCCAACATCAAACCTCCTTGACCAATCACACCAGCATGAGTTCCATCTTGAATTGTTGAAAACTCTTGTTCAGAATACTCATCTGCTCGAACAGGTTCCCAACCTTCACGTAATCTGGCATGGACGTTCATTTGATCGTCCTCACCTCGAAGGTTAGTTCTTATCCAACGATGTCTATATCCCTCTGGTGCATCTGGAGCATCAAGTCTGCTCGGTGGAGTCCAGGGTTTTCTACGGGTGGCGGTTTCCCGTGTATTCGCCTCTCTTTTTGTTCGATCTGCCATAATTTACTCCTTCACATGTTTAGCATACTCTTCGAGTGGTACTCCAAGAGATTTAGCTATTGCTACTTGTCGATCATTCAATCGAACAGTTCTACGCCCCGGTTTTTTGCGTGAAGCGGAAGTGTCAGCCGAAGCGACCCTGGCACCTCCTACGTTTGCTCGTTCAGATTTAAACTTGTCTGGGAACAAGCCTTTCATCTGACGATTAACTTCATCATAATACTCATCTGATGAAACGTCAATTCCTTCGTGCTCTAATTTTTGATGAATACCCATTGCAGTGTTCGTCATAACAACATCTGAGCCAAACCATTCATTCTCTTCTGCCCATGCTTGTGCTTTTGGATCAACAACCGGTTGTCGTTGTGGTTGTTGCTGTGGTTGAGGTTCAGTAGGAACTTGCTGTGCCATTGCATCTTGGCGTTCTTTAGCTATTCGATGGCGTTCCTGCTCAATAGAAATTTTTGCAAGAGCTTGTTGTGCATCGAACATTTTATCAACATCCCCTGCGTCATGGGCTTCTTTATAATTCTTTTTAGCCTGCTCAAGCTGTGCATCAAGACGAGTTCCGTATTCGGTAATATAACCTTTGTCTAAGTTTTCAAGACGTTCTTTTAACTTTTGATTCTCTAACGATGCTTCTTCGGCCTTCCTCTCGGCCTCTTGCTTGGCTCTTTCTTCTTTTTTGTACTTGCCTGTAAGTTTTTTGATGCGATCTTGTGCCCTTTTACCGACATCTTGTAGTTCTTGTTCGTCTTCATCTGATTGCTTTTGTTGTTCAAACTGTCCAGCATCTGATTTAACTTCTCCTGCAGCATCGCTTGTAGGTTCAGTAGTTTCATCCAAAGTAACTTCAACATCCTTTTCCTCTTCGGGTTGTTCAACTTTTTCGTCTTCTTTTTCTAACATATTTATCCCTCTTTATATATGTTTAATATCTTCTGGGTCTAATATCGTGGCAATAACTTCATCATCGTTAATAACACGAACTTCCATGTCTTCTAATGAGAAACGTGAACCTGCATATCTTCCTATACAAATCCAATCACCTTCCTTGCACCAATCACCACCATCACCAAACTTATCTGAATCTTTGTAAGCAAGAGATCCAACTTTTAAAACATAAGCAACCACCGTTGCCAATGCTTCACGCTGTCTTATGTGATCTGGAATAATAACGCCTTTATCTGTCACCTCTTTTCCTTGATAAGGAGCAACAAGAATCCTCCAACCTGTTGGTTGCGGCAATCTTTCTTTAAATGATTTGTCGATAAGACTTGGGTCTAAAATACGTTCTTCTTTTTTAACGTATGGTTTTTCTTTTCGTTTCTTTTGTAAAATATGGTCAGGAACTAATAATGTCTTCGCCATCTTCGTAATTCTTCTCCAACAGGGTCTTCATTTCTTCTTTAGCATAGGTCAAGCCCTGAATCTCACCTATAAGAAGTCGGTAATTTTCCATATCCTGGATACCACCTGATGTTAAAATCGTAGAAATATCCTCTTCACGTCTCTGTAACATCTTATATATATGTTTTGCGAAGTCTACAACATCCATAACGCAAGTTATAATAAACTACTTGATGTTTTGTCAAGTTTTAACTTTACCGCCTCTTTTCATTTTCTTTTTAACACGACCACCGCCCATATATCCTTTGACCTTGCCACCTTTTTTCATCTTCATCTTCTTGTCTTTAGCATATAAATCTCTTGTTGGCATTACTTACTCCTTTTGTTAATCATTTACCATTCTTTTTATTCATTAACTGTAACCCTGTTTTACCGAACCTATACCCAAATGAACTTCCAATGCAAATATATAAACATGTGGAGAACCACTGGGGTGTGGATTCTTCCAGAAAGATAAACCCTTCTTTAACAAAAGGTTGGCTCCACGGCAAGAAGGATGCTACTAATACCCCTCCAAAAATAATGGTCCAAAATTCGTCTTTCCAGCTCCCTGCCATTTGAGCAGTCAATGCTTGCTCATTAAGCATTTCTGACGTAGCTGAAGTCTTGTAAACCTCTGCTTCCGCTTTAGCTTTAGCTACTTTGACTTCTGTTTCTGCCTTTGCTTTATCAACTCTGCCTTGTAACCAAGTTCCCGCAAGAGAACTTATTGGTCCAATAATTGATGATAATCCTAACATTTCCATCTTCTCCTTGCTTGTCTTATTCTTGAATTTGGATTGTTCCTTGTTTTAGCTGAACTTCTTTTCAACTGTCCTAATGATCTTGCACAATAGGACTTTCTTCTTTTTGAAGCCTTACTACCTTTTTTAACCTTACCCGTAACTGCTGTTTTTAACTTACTACCAGGGTTTTCTCTTCTGTATCGAGCCACCCCTGCTTTTGTCATCCCAGCACCAGACTTGGTAGAACGATAATACTTTTTTGTTCTTGGTGGTTGTTTATCTTTTTTTCGTGCCAACTTTACCACCTTTTTTAAAACCTTTTTTCATATTAGCGTATGCTTTTGTTGAAATGGTTGTTTTACTTTTAGGTCTACTTATACCTAATTTTTTTCTTCTGTTAATATTTTCATATAAACTCATAATTTTACTCCTTTTTTTGGTGGACTCCCATTTTGTATCTTGTAGTACATAATTTTTTTAAATCCTTAATCTTATTAATGAAATGTTAAAATTAAGGGAGTCCATAACTTTATTCTATCGGTACATCCTCTGTATATAGTGTAACTTTTTGATCTAATAAATTTAACTGCATTTCTATTTCTCTCATTCGTGTAATGCTTTCTTTTACACTTTCTGGTGGTTGCCATCCATCAATCCAAGCATCATTTTCTTCTA